CCGGCAAGCTGCCGCTGGCCGACGCCAACGGCCGCCTCGATGCGACCTGGTGGGACGCGCTGCAGCCCAACGGCCTGGTCAACAACATCGGCGTTCCGGGCACTGCGGGCTTTGGCGTCGGCATCTGCCCGAGCCTGCCGGCCGGCTTCACGCCGTTGCCGGGCTCGACCGACCCGCTGTCGGCCAACTACGGCAACTATCAGTACAGCGATGGGTCTGTGATGTGCTGGATTCCAGCCTTCTACCTGCGCCTGGGTCATCCCGCCAACCCGACCTACGCGGCCTACGGCGCCAACAGCATCGACACCCAGCCGCTGTCGGCTTACCCGACCGAGGCCGAAGCCAACGCCGACGGCTACTACCTGCACCGCGCCTTTGTCAACGCGGGCGCGAATCAGCTGGGCTTTTTCAGGGACAAGTACGACTGCAGCCTGAACGGCAACGTGGCCAGCTCGATTGCCGGCGCCATGCCGATGGTCAGTGGACCGGTCTCGATGGCGGCCACCGCCACGGAAGCCGGTAAGGCCTACACCGTGCTGACGGTCGGCACCACCGACTACACCCTGGTCGGCGGAACCAACGTAGTGGGCGCGCGCTTCATCGCCACCGGGCCCGGTGCCGGTACCGGCACCGTGTCGCAGCAAGTCGGCTTCCTGGGTGCGACCGCCAATGGCCAGACGCCGGCCAACATTTACGCCGGCGCGATCAACGCGGCCCGCTCGCGCGGCGCCAAGTTCGTGGTCGAGACGGTTTTCATGGCCGATGCGCTGTGCCGGCTGAGCGCCGCCCATGGCCAGGCCAGCACCAGCGCAACCTACTGCGCTTGGTATGACGCAGCTGGCGTCAAGAATTTCCCGAAGGGCAACAACAGCGGCGCGCTGAAAGACATCGATGACGCTGGCGTGACCTTCACCAGCGCCGGCGTGGCGGCTTACACGGCTTTTGCCCTGACCGGCTCGGGCGCCCCGTTTGCCAAGACCACGCACAACGGCCAGGCCTGCGGCATTACCGATGTGGCTGGAAACATCTGGAAGATTAACCCGGGCATGACCTGCATTGCCGCGGCCAAGGCGATCACCGGAGCGACGCAGACTAACCCGGTGCAGCTCACCATTGCCGCCCACGGCTACGCCACGGGCCGCCTGGCCATGATCACCGGCGTGGTCGGCATGACGCAGCTCAACGACAAGCTGTACAAGTTGACCGTGATCGACGCCAATACCGTCTCGCTCGACGGCGTGGACGGCACGGCCTTCACTGCCTACACCTCGGGCGGCAGCTGCACCACCGGCACTTTCCATGTGCTCAAGCCGAGCGTAGACGTGGCCGCGCTGACCAGTGGTGCCACGTTGGCCACTGACCATTGGGGCGCCACTGGCGTGGCGGCCAACTTCGACCCGATCGAGCTGAATTTCGCTACCAGCTACCCGAGCAACGGAATCACACAGCGCTTCGGCAACGGCGCCAACGCGGTGTTCGATTGGACGACCCCAGCCGGCCGCGCGCTGGCCATGGCCGGTATGCCGGCAGCCGGCGGCGTTAGTGTGGCAGGCAGCAACCTGATGGGCCTGGATTACTACGGGCAGTACATCCGCGATCAGCTCTGTGTGATTTCTCGCGGTGGTTGGGTCAACGCCGCGTTTGCTGGCTCCCGCGCCCGCATTCTGAGCTACTACCGCGCGGATGCGTACAGCCTCACGGGGTTCGCCGCCTCTCGTTATCTGTAAGGCCCTGAGCGATAGCGACAAGGGACCCTCCCGATGAAGACCACGACCTCCATCCACGCCGAAGCCGGGCTGCACCGCAAGCTGGTGCTGCTGGCTCAGCAGCTCGAGCTGTACCTGGCGCATTTCCCGAACTGCCACAAGCACGCGCTGTCGCAGCAGATCCGGCTGGCGTTTTTGGAGGTCTACAACCTCGTCACGGAGGCGCAAAAGCGCTATCACAAAAAGACAACCTTGACCCAGCTCGACGTGCGCCACGAGCAGTTGCGCATGCTGCTGAATCTGGCCCATGACCTGGGCCTATTCGACTTCAGTGCCGGGCGGCGCGATCCGCAAGCGCCCGGCAACCACCGCTTCTTGGCGCTGTCGCGCCAGGTTGACGAGGTGGGTCGAATGATCGGCGGCTGGCTCAAGAAAGAAATTCAGGGCGCCCCAGCCGGGGCTCCTGATGCGGTGGTGAATTGACATGCTCTGTGTGATTTCTCGCGGTAATTGGGACAACGCCACGAATGCTGGCTCCCGCGCCCGCAATCTGAACAACAACCGCACGAATGCGAACAACAACACGGGGTTCGCCGACTCTCTGCCATGCAAGCCTGATGCAGCGCCTGCTGCCCGGCAAAGAGGGATTCACCGTCGCGGCTGGTGCCGAAATGTTCTGCAGCCGCGCCCTTTGGTAGTGCATCTGGCCCGTGTTGGCCAGCCCTGCGCGACGACTGGTGCGGCTGCCCCCTCATTCCCACTGGAGGCCGCATGAAGCGCGCCGGCCAGCTATTTCACCTGATCGCCAACCCGGCCACGCTGATGGCTGCGTATGAGTCCGCCCGGGACGGTAAGCGCAATCACCGGGCTTGCTTCAACTTCGCCCGGAACCTTGGCACCCATCTGGCCGACCTCGAGCGCGAGCTGCTGGACGGCAGCTATCGCCCGCACGAGTGCAACAAGTTCTTCGTCTTCGACGGCCGCAAGCAGCGCCTGATCGAGGCACCCGCCTTTCGCGACCTGGTCGTGCAGCACGCGGCCTATGCCGTGGTCGGCCCGCTGTTCGAGCGGCGCTACATCGACACCTCGTTCGCGTGCCGCAAGGGCAAGGGCACACACCAAGCGGCCGACTGGATGCAGCACGCCATCCAGCGTGCCCCGCGCACGGCCTGGGTGCTGCACGTCGACGTCCGGAAATTCTTTTACTCGATTGACCGCGAGGTGCTGGCCGTCCTGGTGCGCCGGGTCATCAAGTGCCCGCAAACGCTGCGCCTGCTGGATCTGTTCATGCACCGGGACGCGCCGACCGGCATTCCGATCGGCAACCTGATGAGCCAGACCTACGCCAACCTCTACCTCAACAGCCTGGACCATTTCTGTAAACGCACGCTGGGCGTGGCCGACTACGCGCGCTACATGGACGACAGCATCATGATCGCGCCCAATCGCGAGACCGGCGAGCACTGGCTGGCCGCGATCCGGCTGCACCTGGCCATCCTGGGCCTGGAGATCAGCCACTACAGCCTGCACCCCGTCAAGCGTGGCGCCAATTTCGTGGGCTTTCGCACCTGGGCCCGTGCGCGATTCGTGCGCCCGCATGTCATCAGCGCGTTTCGCCAGGATGCGCGCCGCGGCAACCTGGCTGGCGTGATTTCTCGCCTGGGCCATGCCCGCCGCACCGCCTCTCTCAACCCTCTCCTGACCCACCTGAAAGACCGCCATGCCGACCTCTATCGTGCGCTACCGCAAAGTCTCCGACGCCTGGACCACCTACCAGCTGCAGCTGCCTGACTCGCAGGGGCCGGATGACAGCATCCATTGCACCGAGCTGGCCACGCTGGCCGATGGCTACACCTACGTCTCGGTCCCCGATGGCGTCGTGCTGCCTGCTCAGCCAGAGCAGATCACCGTCGAGCCGGTGACGCTGACACCCGAGCTGCGCGAAGCGCTGAAGGCCGCGTCGGCACACTGCGCGCTGATCGCTCAGCGCATCGAGGACAAGATCCGCGCGCGCTACACACCCAACGACGAGCAGTATTTCGCCCGCATTGCCTCGGGCGCTGCGCTGGGCATCTACAGCTTCGAGCCCGGCGAGCATGACGCCCTGGTGGCGTTCGGCGAGCATGTCGAGGCCTGCCGTCAGTGGGGCCGCAACGAGCGCGCCCAGCTGGGCCTCTGAGGAGTCCGCTATGCACCCGATCCTGTTCTGGCTGCAGCAGGTCGCCATCAGCATCGACCAGCTGGCCAACGCCGTCCTGGGCGGCTGGGCCGACGAGACCCTGAGCTCCTGCGCCTACCGCATGGAGCGCGCCGGCCGTCCCTGGGGCCGCATCACGCGCCCGCTGATCGACGCGCTGTTTTTCTTTCAGCCTGACCATTGCCGCATTGCGTTCGAGTGCGAGCGGCAGCGCGTTCAGGCACCGCCGGAGACCCGACGATGAATGCCGATCAACAGGCCGCAGCCGCCGAGTCAGCCGGCGCCATGATTGCCAAGGCGGCACCGCCCGCCAGTGTCTCGATCGCCACCATTGCCGGCGCCCCGGTGTCAGACCTGGTGCTCTGGGCCACGCTGGTCTACACGGTGCTGATGATCTGCCACAAGCTGCTGGTGCTTTGGCGCGAGCTGCGTAGCGACCCGCGCTGCGAAATAGGAGAGCCGTGATGCATTGGATGATCATTGTCATGTGGTCCAGTCTGTGGTCGAGGTGGTGGCGTGGCTGATTTCCTGCCCGCCTTCGAGCGCGCCCTGCTGGCCGAGGGGGGTTACAAGCTGCACCAGGTCGCCGGCGACACCGGTGGCTTGACCTACGCCGGCATCGCGCGCAACCCGAACCCGGGCTGGCCAGGCTGGGCCTGGATCGATCGCAGCGAGACACCGCCGTCGCAGCTGGTGCGGGACTTCTACCGGGTGGGCTGGTGGCAGCCAATCCAGGGCGACCAGATCCGCGATCAGTCCGTTGCTGAGTCCATCTACAGTTTTGGCACAAACGCCGGGCTGAAAACCGCTGTGCGCCTGGTACAGGCGGTGGTCGGCGCCACGCCCGATGGCTCGATGGGTACCCAGACCCTCGAGGCGCTCAACGCCATGGAGCCCAGGCTGTTCCTGGCCTTGTACGCGCTGGCCCGGATCGCTCGCTATCGCGACATCGTTTCCAGGGACCGCACCCAGCAGAAATTCCTGCTGGGATGGATCAACCGCAGTTTGCAGGAGGCCGCATGAATCCGCTGGCACTGGGTGGCATCGTGCAGGCCGTGGGCCAGCTCGCCGATGACCTGATCACCACCGACAAGGAGCGCCTCGATGCCGAGCTCGAGCTGCGCCGCCTGGGCCTCGAGGAGCGCAAGGTCGAGGCCGACCTGGTGCGCGGGCAGCTCGATGTCAACCGCGCCGAGGCGGCCAGCAGCAGTCTGTTCGTGGCCGGCTGGCGCCCGGCGATCGGCTGGATCGGCGCGGCGGCGCTGGGCTACCAGTTCCTGGCCTACCCGCTGCTGGTCTGGGTCTGGTCGCTGCTGCAGGCGCGCGGCCTGGTGCCTGCTGGCTTGCAGCCGCCACCCATGCTTGACACCGATGCGCTGTGGGTGGTGCTGTCGGGCATGCTGGGCATTGCCGGGCTTCGCACCGCTGAGAAGGTCAGGGGTGTGGCCAGGTGATGGAAAGCTGAAACGTAAATTGACCAGCGGCAATGTCAGATGGAGCGGTCACGCCAAAAACCTTCATGGCCTTCATTGCATCTCGCGCGAGTTCGTTCCATCCTGAAGTGCCTGGTGCAGCAGGCGTGTGCGGCAGCGCATACCGCTTTCCTGGAAGCTCTACCTGGCAGCGTCGCGCTCAGTCACTCGACATCCTCTGCCAACAGTAGCGCGCCCTGCCGACTGATGCGCAGCAGCCGGCCGCGCCCGCCCTTGGCCACCAGCATCATGTCCATTGGCCCCTTGCGCTCTTCAGCTGCCGGGCGGATGCCGCGGTGGTAGATCACGATGCGCTCAAACGTGTCGGCGACCAGCTGTCGCGCCTGCAGCCTGGCTTCGACGTCCTGGGACTCGACCAGCTCGGCCAGGTCGCGCCATTTCTGATCGACGCCCGTCAGGTCCGCCCGGAATGATGCCGCCAGCTCTCGCTCGGCCGCCTCGATCGTCTCCTGCAGCAGCCGCTGCTCTGCCTCGAGCTCGCGCGCCTTGCGGGCAAACACCAGCGGAGTTCCTTCGCCCTCAGATACCAGCATGGCCTCGGTCAGGCGCTGCAGCTTGGCCTCGACCTCCTGCAGCTGCTGCCGCGCGCCGGCCAGCACCGCCCTGGGCGCTGCGCCCCGGTCCTGGCCGTACAGCGCCTGCAGGTTGACCAGGTCGCTGCAGTAGTGCATCAGGGCCCGCTCAAACGGCGCCACCGAGACCGACCCCGACACCTGGCAGCCGCCGTGCGAATAGCTGGTGCAGTGCAGGCGCCGGTGACCGTCGGCAATGCGGCCTTCGGCGTTGCGCCGGCGGGTCCCGATGTTCTGCCCGACCATCGAGCGGCCGCAGTAGCCACATACCGTGATCCCCATGCCCGTCATGATGTGGGGCACCGGGCCGTCAGCTCTGCGGCGCCCGCGACCGCTGGCCAGCGCCTGCAGATCGTCCCACTCGGCCGGCGTCAGCAGCGCCGGGTAGTAGCCAGGAATGCGGAACGTTTCGCCCTCGACCTCGAGCTCCTTCTCTCCCAGCAGTGCGCGCTGGCGGATCAGCCGGTAGATCTGCAGCGCCTGAGGACCACGTCCTGTCAGCGACAGGCCTTTCTCCTGCAGCGCCTCGATGATCTTCGTTGCACCGTAGCCGATGCGGTAGAGCCGCAGCCCTTCCTGCACTGCCGCCACGCGCTCCGGGATCAGCTCCCAGGCATCGCCAGCCAGCCTGACCCAGACCGGGTCCTTGCCGTTGCGGATCAGCCCCCGATAAGTGCCGTCGATCCAGCCCTGACACTGGCGCCGGATGCTGGCCAGCACCCGCTTGCTCTTGGTGTCGCTCTCCTCATGGGCCCGTATCATCACCAGCAGGCTGTAGACCAGATCCATCGGGTTGGACTTCAGGCGCTCGCGGCTGTAGACCTTGCCGTCGCTGGCCGTCACTACGCTGATGCCGGCGTTGATGATCTGAGCCAGCTGGGCCTGGGCTTGGATCGGCTCGGCGCGCGAGAGTCGGTCCAGCCCCTCGACAACCAGGACCGAGCCGGTCGGGATCTTGCCTTGCTCAACGGCTGCCAGGAAGACGCCCAGCGCGCCGGACTTGACGTGGTGCTGGTGATAGGCCGACAGGCCCTCATCTCGCAGCGTCAGTGACTCATCAAGCGCCAGACCATGTTCCTCTGCCCAGCGCCGCGCATAGGTCATCTGCCGCTCGCTGCTGCTGCCACTGCTCTGGCGCGGGTCGCTAAACCGCATGTACGAGTAGACAAGACCTGCCACAATTCACCCCTATGAATACTGAAAAGACAGACTATATCCCGCGTATAGGCATGGTATCGCTCGGGTGCCCGAAGGCGCTCACCGACTCCGAATTGATCCTCACCCAGCTCAGCGCCGAGGGTTACCAGACCAGCAAGACCTTTGACGGCGCGGACCTCGTGATCGTCAACACCTGTGGCTTCATCGACGACGCCGTCAGGGAAAGCCTCGACACCATTGGCGAAGCCCTGGCCGAAAACGGCCGGGTGATCGTGACCGGTTGCCTGGGCGCACGCAAGGACGAAGCGGGCGGCAACATGGTCGAAGGCGTGCACCCGTCGGTGCTGGCCGTGACCGGACCGCACGCGACCCAGGAAGTGATGGACGCGGTGCACAAGCACCTGCCCAAGCCGCATGATCCCTTCCTCGATCTGGTGCCGGCGCAGGGCATCAAGCTGACACCGCGCCACTACGCCTACCTCAAGATCAGCGAAGGCTGCAATCACCGCTGCACCTTCTGCATCATTCCTTCGCTGCGCGGCGACCTGGTGAGCCGTCCGATCGGCGAGGTGCTGACCGAGGCGCGCAAGCTGTTCGAGGCTGGCGTCAAGGAGTTGCTGGTGGTGAGCCAGGATACCTCGGCCTATGGCGTCGATGTCCAGTACCGCACCGGTTTCTGGGACGGCAAGCCGGTCAAGACTCGGATGTATGACCTGGTCAAGACCCTGGGCGAGCTCGCGCGCGGCTACGGTGCCTGGGTCCGTCTGCACTATGTCTACCCGTATCCGCATGTGGACGACATCATCCCGTTGATGGCCGAGGGCCTGGTGCTGCCTTACCTCGACGTGCCGCTGCAGCACAGCCACCCCGATGTGCTCAAGCGCATGAAGCGCCCGGCCAGCGGCGAGAAGAACCTCGAGCGCATCCAGCGCTGGCGCGAGATCTGCCCCGAGCTGGTGGTGCGCAGCACCTTCATCGCGGGCTTCCCCGGAGAGACCGAGGAAGAATTCGCCCATCTGCTCGAATTCCTGCGCGAAGCGCAGATCGACCGCGCCGGCTGCTTTGCCTATTCGCCGGTCGATGGCGCGCTGGCCAATGCGCTGCCGGGTGCATTGCCCGACGCGCTGCGCGAGGAGCGCCAGGCCCGCTTCATGGAAGTCGCCGAGCAGGTCTCGATCGAGCGATTGCAGCGCCGTGTCGGCGCCACCATGCAGGTGCTGGTCGATCAGGCGCTCAGCCTGGGCAAGAAGGGCGGAGTGGGGCGGACCTACGCCGATGCGCCCGAGATCGATGGCGTCGTCCATCTGCTGCCGCCCGAGAAGGCCAGCAAGACCTACAAGGTCGGTGACTTCATCAAGGTGCGCATCGTCGGCACCCAGGGCCACGACCTGGTCGGCCAGCCGATCTGACCCCGGTTGAGCTGTCGGGTTGCCGCCTGTGGCTGGCGGCCCGGCAGGCTTGCATGCCATGCCGCCCCGCGAGGGCGGTTTTGTTGTGCCCGTATCAGCGGCGGACAAACGAAAAACCCTGCAGACCGTGAGATCTGCAGGGTTTCATGTTTGGTGCCCAGGAGAGGACTCGAACCTCCACGGAGTTACCCGCTAGTACCTGAAACTAGTGCGTCTACCAATTCCGCCACCTGGGCTTTCAGGGTTTTTTTTCTTGAGATGTTGCACAAGACTGGCTGCGTTGAAGCAGAAAATCTTGGTGCCCAGGAGAGGACTCGAACCTCCACGGAGTTACCCGCTAGTACCTGAAACTAGTGCGTCTACCAATTCCGCCACCTGGGCATCTCAGGAAGCCGCTATTTTAGCCCGGATTTTTCGGATTTTTGACAGCGCCGAAAAAAGTTTGAAAATTTCGTGCGGTGCGGTGCGGTGCGGTGCAAAACGAAAAACCCTGCAGACCGTGAGATCTGCAGGGTTTCATGTTTGGTGCCCAGGAGAGGACTCGAACCTCCACGGAGTTACCCGCTAGTACCTGAAA